TTTTTCCAAAAAGATGCCACAAAACGGATAAGTTACCTTATAATTCAACCATGCCCTGAACTTCTCGGGGTCTTTTAAGAAAGCAAATCATGAAAAAACTTGACACCATCCATTCCATCACCCGCAAGCCTCTTGGCGAAATCTATGCAACTGGCAATTTGTTTGCTTTTAAGCATTTGGTAGCAGATGAATTTCAGGGTGGCTTTCAAACTTGGAATGACGCTTACGATGCGTTCCAACATTTTCACAATGATTGGTTTGAGAATCAATAAAACTTACGGGGCTTCGGCCCCTGCAAAAGACAAAACATGACACATACACCCGCACCTTGGCATCTCAGCGATGCACGTTCCACAAAAGTGGATTTGATCGACAACTCAAAAGGCCACGCTGTTGGCGAAATCGTTTGGGTTGATACACGAAACCCTGCTGACGCAAAACTTATTGCCGCCGCGCCTGATTTGCTTGCGGCTTGCATTGAAGCACTTTCCCTGTTTGACAACTACCCTCAGACATGGGAAGCAATCGGCACATGGCAAGTTTTGATGGATGCAGTTAAGAAAGCACAACAATGAAACCCTCACACACACAAACCCCCCGCACATTGGCTGATTGCACTTTTGTCACAGGTCACAGCACGATGCACACAAACGAACCAACTTGGGAAAAAGTTGCTGGTTATGTTCTGGCAATTTCAATTGGCGTAATCCTTGCAACCATTCTTTTTTACGGGCTGTCATCATGAAAAACATTGCCACCGCATTGGTCAAAGCACAACAAGCATTTGGCCCCGCTTTAAAAACAGCCACCAATCCGCATTTCCGTTCTCGTTATGCAGACCTTGCCGCTTGCGTTGAGGCTGTCATGGATGGGTTGAACAGCAACGGCATTGCACTTGTTCAACAACTTACAGAATCAGACACAGGCGTGATTGTTGAGACTGTGTTTATTCACGAATCAGGCGAAATGCTTAATTGCGGCAAACTTCATGTTCCCGCTGTCAAACATGACCCACAAGGTTATGGTTCGGCGTTGACATACGCACGGCGTTATTCGTTGATGGCGGCTTGCGGTATTGCGCCAGAAGATGACGATGGCAATGCCGCGAGTCGTAAGGTTGAAGCCAAAAAATCCGAGGTTGACGAATCTGTAATGGCAGATCACCTCGCCGCTATTGAAGCAACAACCAATCAAGATGATTTGAAAAAGGCTTATGTGAAGGCTTACGCATACGCTAATGGTGAACCCGTTTGGCAAAAGAAAGTCATTGCCGCAAAAGACAAAATGAAAGGCCAAATGTAATGGAACTCTCAGACAAACAATTTGATGAAGCTGGAGTGCTGGCAAATGAAATCATTGATTTCGCATTTGATAAAGACAACGATGCAATGTCAGCATTAGCTTGTTTGATGGCGGCAACACCTTATTTGCTTGACGTTGGTTGTTCAACGGGTGAGGCTTGCCGACTTTTAAAAATCTTGATGAATTCATATGGAGACAATGATGGAACAGAGAAGCATTGAATGGTTTGCCGCAAGGCTTGGCAAGGTCACGGCATCAAAAGTTGCTGACGTTATTGCCAAAACAAAAACGGGTTACAGCACCAGCCGCGATAATTACATGGCGCAATTGGTTTGTGAGCGCATGACAGGCACGATGGGAGAAAGTTTCTCCAATACTGCTATGCAATGGGGAACAGATCAAGAGCCTTTGGCCCGTGCGGCATATGAGGCAATTGCCGATGTTTTGGTTGACGAAATAGGCTTTGTTGCACATCCAACAATTGATGCGGCTGGTGCATCACCAGACGGGTTGGTGGGTGACAATGGTTTGATTGAGATTAAATGCCCAAACACAGCCACGCACATTGAGACTGTTTTGTCGGGAAAAGTGCCAAGCAAATACATTCCGCAAATGCAATGGCAAATGGCTTGTACACAACGCAAATGGTGTGACTTTGTTAGCTTTGACCCACGAATGCCCGAGGGTTTGCAATTATTTATTCAGCGTGTAGATTTTGATGTTGAATACGTCAAGATGCTAGAGGCTGAAATCACGGGGTTTCTTGCTGAACTTGAAACAAAAATTGAAAAACTTAACGAAAGAAAACATGGCTAAATTACTCAAAGAAATCTCTGTCATCACAGGCAAATACACCAACGCCAGTGGTCAAGAAAAAAACCGATACACCCGTGTTGGTTCAATCATTGAAACCAAAAATGGTGAAATGCTCAAAATTGATGTCATGCCTTTAATGGATGGCGGTTGGAATGGATGGGCATACATCAATGAACCGCGAGAAAAAGACAACGGCCTTTCCAAAGACGATGACATTAACTTTTAAGGACTTGATATGAAAAAAGCAATCATTGGCGTTTATCTGGCAACACTGGCAACCATGACTTGGGCCAGTTGCACCACGCACACATACATGATGAATGGTCGCATGGTCACTTGTACAACTTGCTGCTACGGCGCAAACTGCACGACCAACTGCTTCTAATTAATCAGCCGAAAGCCAATGGCAAGTAGGCTTAATTCACAGGACAAAATATGAAACTTAAAGATTTTTTTGGCGGTCATCACCCTTTGGATATTTTCCCAAGGGTTAGAAAAGATGACCCTGTGACTTCTTATGAAGCGGCAGACAGCATCAAACAAGTTGCATCCAAGCATCACAAAATCATTCATGATTGTTTGGAGCAAAACGGGCCACTTGGTAAAGATGGCATTGCGCTCATCACGGGTTTGGAAAGCAATCAAGTGGCTAGACGCTTAAACGAAATGAAGGTCATTGGCCTAATTTCGCTGACGGGAAAAACTGTTAAATCAAATTCAGGACGCAACGAACGGGAGTGGACAGCATGAGCTTTGCAGATATTGAAATGAAAGTCATCCAATGGGGAGAGGCCCGTGGAATTGTTCAAAACAGCAAACCTTACGCTCAAGCAAAAAAAACGCATGAAGAAGTGCTTGAATTGTTTGACGCAATTGTTTTAAACAACCGCGAGGCAATGATGGATGCTTACGGAGATATTCTTGTCACGCTTGTTATGGGTTGCGCCACGGCTGATCTTGACCTTGTGACTTGTTTTAATCATGCCTACGAACAGATAAAAGACCGAAAAGGTTATCTGACTCCTGAAGGCATCTTTGTGAAAGAGTCGTAATGATTGAAAAAATACTTGATGAGCGAGGCGCTCGTTATGGCAAGTTTGTTGATGTTGCCAAAGCAACAAATGACATTCAAGAGGCTGTGTATGACAACATGACTATTGATAAATTGCACCAACTTAAAAACGATCAATCACTTGCCATTGACATGATTTGTCATAAGCTGGCAAGGATTGCTGTTGGAGATGTAAATTACATTGACAATTGGGTAGACATTGCTGGGTATGCCCAACTTGTCGCAAATAATCTGCAAGGTATTGAACTTTAAGACAAAACTTCAAGCGCATGATTGATGTGCTTGATGCGGTCATCTAAACCAATTACGCCGCCATTGATCTTCTTGGTCATGGCGGTGTAATCCTTTGCATCGGCCTCTTTGTTAAGCCCACGCTTGTTCCAAAACCAACCCGCGCTCAACACTGCGTATTTGGGCGACAACAAAAGGTCTGGCGAATGAATGAAATCTTGATTCAAGGCATCGCCGCACAAAGTGTAGTTGTCCTTGCCAGTAAGCTGGATGAGGCCACGACCTTTATACAGACTGCCTTCCTCGGTTTCTTCGGTTCCGTTACCCATACGACCACCGTATACCTTGTTTGCGATCTTGTCGGGATTGCGGTGATAAGGTTGTGCTGCCTCAAGATTAGGGAATCGGCTAGGCCAAACACGGCACAAGGCTTCCGCTGAGTAGTTCAGGTTCTCTTGCAAGGTCTTGAAGTTTCCTGATTCGTGAGCGCATTGACCAATGAAAGCAGCCATCCGTAGTGGCGTGTTGATTTCGTAGCGTTGGAAAGCCTCATTCAAAGGCTCAAGCCAAGCATCATCAATATGCAATGCTTTGAGTTGTTCAGCAGTAATCACTGTTTGTCCTTACTTGATAGCGGGTGCTTTTGACAGCATCTCTGTCTTGGCCTGTGAGCCAGCAGACGAACCAAAATAATAAGCAATGATGCCTGTCCATGCTGTACCCAAACTGCCAAGCATCATCAAGATAGCGGGGTTGTTGCTGTCAACCCGACCAATGAACATCATAATCAAGATGCCAAAAAAGCCGACAGTCACAGCGCCAGCCAATAATGGCGGCATCATGCTTCTGGTGGTGGCTTGCATTTCTCGCGCTGACTTGCGGTCTTCAACTTCTAGCTTTTCAAAGTTAAGGCCAAGTTCTTGCGCTTGCTTTTGCAACTCAATTTCAGCAATTTTGACTTGAGCAATTTGATCTGCTGACAGTTTGTTGTTGCTAATCATGTCGCCAACCTTTTCAGGGTCAACGCCAATAGCTTTTGAGATAGCAGAAACAGCCATGCCAGCCAATGGGCCACCCATAGCTGTTGCAATAGTCGGTGCAATTTGTTTAAGCCAATCCATTAATTTCCCCTTTTGGTTAACATGGCGCTGGCAATCTCCAGCATGAATTTCACTTGTTCAAGGTTCTGTGGTGGTTCAGCCCAACCCACAGTTATCTGCCCAACAAAACGATGCGAGTCAGGCGGCACACTTACCCGGCAAGTAAATGTCACACCCTTGTCCAAATACCACAAGCCAACTTCTGACTGTGCGTAGCGGTACTCAGAGCAAGGAATCTCGTTGGTCATCAGCTTGATGATGTCAGCATTGTTTGCGGAGTTCTGACTAAACAAGCCCACATCAATATCTTCAATCGATTTGTCGCGCCCGTCTTTTGTGTACGCCTTGTACAACACCCTGCTACCAAACAAAGGGTTGACTTTGAACACAGCCACTACGGTTGCGCCCGTTTTTTTGAACAACATTGCGCTGGCATCGTCTGCCCTTGCTGTGTTGATCTCAGGCAGCTTTTTGGATTCCTTGTAGGCATCCCTCATGAAGTCCTGATTTTGCCAAAGAAAGTAGCCAGCAAAGGCCACTACGCCCATCAGTAAAACGGCAAACAACTTGAAGGGACTGTCCACATAGGTCAGCACCTTATCCACTATGCTTTCGGGCTTGTCGCTCATTTCCGTATGTAAGCCATGTAGATGAAAATGCCGTAGATCATAAGAGCCGCCAAGATGATGGTGGCAATGCCTACTGCGGTATATTCAATGAATCTTTCCATCTTTGCTTTGCGTACAACAATGGCTCTGGCAACAGCTTCTTTTTGTTCGCGTCTGCGTCTAGCGGCTTGGGCTTGGAACTTTTGCCAATCTTCCCACATACCAGCGCGACCAGCATAGACCATGCTTTCACGCAAATGTTCTTCTTGTTGCCTGAGTTGCTCAAGCGCCATAAATTCTTCAAGGTCAGAGCCACCACCTTTTTGTGTTGCTCTTTCTTGTATCTTGGCTTTGTTGTCAAAGTATTCGTACACTCGATTTCCAAGCGCAGATAACTCCTTCCCATTCGCCAAAGCAGCTTTAATGACCGCATAAGCCGCATTGCAAGCAGCAAGTTCTGCAATCATCGCAGCACCTCAATCATTACTTTGGCAGTCCAAATAACGATGCCGACAATGAAAATTGCCGCGACAAAAGCCTCGGCAAAGTCTTTCATTTTGTCAACCAGATAGCAGAAAAAA